AATCAAACTGAGCTAGATACCGATGGTGAGTTTCCAGAAGCTGATGGTCAGACTGACTTGGGCGTTGATTAATGGTCGCTAATAAGTCTGATTTTCAGAAGTTGTCTGACTACCTGATAATTCTCTCGGTTGGTGTGGGACTTTACCCAATTGAAATTTTGGGTGAGTTCATGCGTGACTTGAAGCAGAGTGAAAACAATCAGGCAATGGATATGGGCGTTCCGGAAGATATTCGTCGTATTTATAAAGATATGACCGAGAAGGACGAAGCAGCCTTCCTGATTTACTTCGGGAACGAGTGCATGCGCGAAATGGGGGTGAAGTAGTGTACAAATTCTTGGTTCGTTATGAGACTAAAGCGTGGTATGAAGTCGAAGTAATGGCTGATACTTCTGAGGATGCTGTGGCACAAATCCAGAATGCCGAAGTAGAAGAGTTGGAGAGACTGACTGCTGACAAGCGACTGGAAGATGAAGATTTGACACCCTTGGATATTCAGGTGGTCGATCAGTTGAAAGAAGGATAGCCGTGAATCAAATTTCGGAAGGCATATATTTCAGTGACATTGAGAAGTGGGCCCGTATTGCCCATGATGAAGGTGGACTTGAAATTTGTGACGATAAAACTGGTCAGCCGTTGTATGTAATTGGTGCGCAATTTTAGGAGGCATAATAATGTTTGCAGCTTATGTAGTTTACAACTTGGACGATGGTCATGATTTAGAAATGATTGGTTGTTCAGATACACCACAAGGTGCAATTGATATGTTGAGAGAACGTGCATCTACTGAAGAAGATAGTTTTGATGGCGATTGGGATAACGGCATTCTTAACTCAAGTCGAATTACTACTAGTGATACTCGCGAATATGGGTATCAGCATGTTCCATACGTGGAGGCTAAGTGATGACAGTCCATGAGTTGAAGATTCAGCCCGAATATTTTCGTGAGGTGTTCTTGGGGAATAAGACGTTCGAGATTCGTAAGAACGATCGTGGCTTCCACGTTGGCGACACCCTCATTCTAAAAGAATTTTCTCCTGAAAACAGATTCTATACAGGTAGGGCGTTAGCTCGTAAGATTACCTATATGACTGAGTTTCAGCAGAAAACTGGGTATGTTGTTTTAGCAATTAACTAATTTGTGGAGGGACATTTTGTGGGAGAAAATCGAACCAATATTGAAGGAGCGTGACATCGCGCCACATAAGCTTTCCGTAATGATGGGTAACGAAAATGATTCAAGTATTTACGCGTTGAAAAATGGTCGAATTAAGAAGCCAAGCTTCGACTTGATTTTACGAATTGCTAATGCACTTGATGTGAGTCTTGATACTTTTAGATGACGATAAAAAAGCGTCCCATTGCTGGCACGCCGACTGATCTAATTAACTCAACAATTAATTATACCATGAGGTGACGGAGTTGGGACGCAAGGATAAGAGTAGATATGAATGGCTTCAAGAATATCTTGACTTGGAAGAACGCTGCCGTTACTTGCGGTGGCAGATTCGGAAAGTTAAGCGAGAAGAACAGCGATGGGAGGACGGCGATTTATCCCATTTGAGAATCAATGGTAGGTCACGCGGTGCCCACGTCCTAGATCAGCTTCCACCTTTGCAGGCTGAGCTAGACGACTGTGAGAGTGATCGGCAGGAGCTGTTAGCTTTGGTTGACTCCTTCCATGGGTACGAGCACGAGTTCTTAAAGCTCCATTATATTGAGGGTATGACACTTGATGATATAGCTGATGATCCAGACTTCCCTTATGGGATTGATTGGATTCGTCACAAGTCAGCGGAACTACACCACATGCTGGACTTCTTGGACCAGTGGGAAGACCACAAACACAGCTTCGAGAATCGCTATGATGTGGAAATTGGTGATTGTATACCCTTGTTCGATTGAAAGTGTATTTTGTGTGTACACTCTGAATGCATGGGTTTCTAGGTTTCATGGGATTATATTAGTAGTATCGAAAGAGCAAAAATATTGCGGTGGCGGAATAATGTAGACGCTATGGCGATAAGACAAAAGGCTTGGTAAAAGGTAGCGGTAAATGGCGGCACATAAATGGACTGAGAAGCTACCAGCCTTCAAAAACAGATAGATAGTATTTCGTTCGAGGAGTTAGCCTGAAAGACGGCCATATCCGTGCCTAAGCTATCTGAAACGTGTCATGTGGGGTGAAAACCCTCACCCGCAATGTTGCTGTACCTGGTGACTACAGCAGAACTTGATGTTGATTTGCATTTCCCTTTCGCGTGCCGCCTCTGGTGATTGATTGTGAGTTCGATTCTCACGGGCGGTATTGAGACCTATCTCTAAGCAGGTACGAACCTCATCAAAGTAAGGCCCATCCTTAAGTGGGTACAAACTTTATGCTTCTTCCAAACTACCCTGGCGGTGACGTCGGGGTTTTGTGGTATGCTTACTATTAATTAAGATTATTGATAGGGGATACGACAGTGACAACAGAGAAGAAAGCAGTACAGCTAGATTCAAATGAAGATGAAAACAAAAAGAAAACGTCGTTTATTATTACGCCGATCGGAACTTCTAATTCGCCCATCAATCGTGAAGCAACGGGAGTTATTGAATCAGTTATTGTTCCAGTATTAAATGAAAAAGGTTTTGAAGTTAACAACCCGATGGAAAGTACCGAATCAGGATCTATTGGGAAAGATATCATTAACAAAATCGTTGACAGTGATCTGGTTATTGCTAACCTAACAAATCAAAATCCAAATGTTATGTATGAGCTTGCACTTAGGCATGCAACTAATAAACCTCTTGTGATGATTATTAGAAGCGATCAAATTAATCAACTTCCTTTTGACATTCAGGATCAAAGAGTTGTTACGTATGATGATACTTTGTTTGGATTAGATAGTTTTAAAGAAAATTTGAGTGAACATATCAGTTCTGCTATGGATGGTGAGTCTAATAGTCCGGTATTTGAGGCTACTGGTCGTGTGACATTAGTAAAGGGGAATAGTTCTAACATTTCTCAGGAAGACATGATTCAACAGCTGATGAGCAAAGTTGATAATTTGAATGAAAAATTTTCAAGGTATCAGGTTGAGAGGCCAATTGCGTCTCACAGCGCAATTTATAATAATCATCAGCTGGTTAGTGCACTCCAGAATGAAAATTATGCTGGAGGTGCGATAGGCGCTGTAGCCGCAACAAATTCTGAAATCAAGGCTGGAAAGCTTGGGCATGCCGCTGCTTGGAGTCCTGCAAAGGGCCAAGGTACTGTTAAGTAAAATTAAATTGTTAAGGGAAAGAGCATATTCTAAGCAAATATGCTTTTTTAGTATCAATAATTATAGGAGGTGGTGATATGCGATGAAGTCTGACAAAGTACGACAACTGGCGACTTTCTACTCACTGAGTGGTAAGCAACAGAAAGTTATCGTCATGTTGTTTGAAGGAGAGATGACACAGGAACAAATTGCAGATGATGTCGGCGTGGCTCGAACGACTATTTCGGCTTGGAAGAAACGTGAGCAGTTCTGCCAGGCACGGGACGAATATAGCCAGTACATGCTACGAAGTTTGACAGGCGAGGCCGTCTTGACCATGAAACGTCTACTCAACGCTCGTTCTGAAATGGTGCAGTTCAGTGCAGCCAAGGATATCCTGGATAGATCATTAAGCAATGCTCAGTCTCGTAAGATTAGTGCGGAAGCTAAGATTGCTGAGGCCAAGCTTGATGAAATCAGAAAGGGTCATGGCACAGGTGAAGTAACAATCAACTTGATTAGAAGTGATCGGAGGGGACAAGATGGCAATTAACGTCGATGTGGACAATCTGATTAATCCGCACTTCGATTATGTTCTCTTCTCCAATGCACTGAACAAAGTATTAGAAGGTGGCCGTGGGTCAACGAAATCATCCGTGATTAGCATTCAGCTAGTGACGGATTTTTTGATGGACCCGAAAGGTAATGCTCTCATTATGCGTAAGGTTGCTAATACGATTAAGTTGTCTGTTTATGAGCAGATTAAGTGGGCAATTTATGAGCTACATGTTGCGGACCAATTCAAGTTCACGACATCCCCATATCAGATTACCGATAAGGCAACTGGCACAGCATTCTATTTTAGTGGTGTTGATGACCCGCAAAAATTGAAGTCAATGATTATTGCGAATGGGTACGTTCGTTGGCTATGGTTTGAAGAATTAGCCGAGTTTGATAGTTGGGAAGAAGTCGATGCTGTTCGTGCTTCCTTTACTCGTAAGAAGTTACCTCAAGGCATGCATGTCATTACCTATTGTAGTTACAACCCACCGCGTAATCCGTATGATTGGATTAACCAGTGGTCAGATACGCGTCGTGGTATGAAGGGCTGGTACGTTGACCATTCGACATACAAAGACGATAAGCTAGGCTTTTTATCTCAGGATTACCTAGATGAAATCGAGCTGATTAAGCAAAACGACTTTGACTACTATCGCTGGATGTATTTGGGTGAGGACGTCGGCCTTGGAACTAATGTTTACAACATGGACCTGTTCCATCCAATCAAAGAGTTGTTTGAAGATGATCCTTTGAAGAAAATTGGTTACTCAGTTGATGCCGGTCATATGAATTCAGCAACGACTTGCTTGGCAGTTGGCTTGACGGCTAAAGGTAAAGTCATTTTGCTGGACACCTATTACTACTCACCGGCTAAAAAGGTACGTAAGAAGGCGCCTAGTGACCTCGTGCCAGAGATTCATGACTTCGAGGGTAAGACTGATAGTGAGTATCGGCAACGCGTTATGAAGCGCACGATTGATTCTGCTGAAGGTGCTCTGCGTAACGAGTTCGTCAAGGAATACAACGAGCAATGGCATGGTGTTGCCAAGTCCGATGAGGCAACCATGATTGATTACGTTTCTTCTCTGCTAGCACAGGGACGTGTTTATTACATGGATATTCCTGCCAATCAGGTCTTCGTTGAGCAACATCAACAATACCAGTGGGACGAAAAGACGATTCAAAGTGATTCACCTAAAGTCATTAAGGAAAACGACCATACTTGCGACGCGTTTAAGTATTTCGCGATTGATAACGCACGTGAGCTTGGCTTGAAACAAGGTAAGGCTGTGCCAAAGGCTAAGCCATCATACATTAGATAGAAAGGGGGATGATTTATGGCATACAAGATTGATGCGACGCTGCTGGATGATATTGACAATCCGCCGGCTAGCCTTCTGAATAATCTGATTGACTTGAAACAACAGGACATTGGCAGACTGAACAAGATGCGTGATTACTACTTAGGTAAGCACGCTATTTTTGACCGCATGTTAAGTAATCCTGGTAGCAAGGACAACAAAGTTATGGTCAACCATGCCAAGTACATTACCGATATGGTAACGGGGATGATGACGGGTAACCCGATCACTTACGTTACTCAAGATGGTAAGAGTATTGACGCGATTACTGAAGCTTTTGACCGTATGAACATCACGGCTCATGATACCGAGCTGGAACGGGACTTATCCTGCTATGGTGTAGCTTATGAAATGAATTATCTGACTGCCATTGATGATGAGACGACAGAAGAGCGTATCGCCCTGCTAGACCCACGGAATACATTCGTGGTCACTGATGATTCAGAGGACGAGAACGTCTTGTTCGGCGTGTATATGCTACCGAAACGTAAACTAGACGGTACGGAGAATGGCTATCTCGTTTCAGTTTATACGAAGCACAGCTTGATTCAGTATCGCACCGTGTCGGGCAGCCGTTTGTCGGAAACAAACATGCAAACTGGTTTTCCAAAGGTCTCGTTCCAATATTGGGGCGAAGAACCCATTACTGAATATAAAAATAATGAGCAAATGCAGGGTGACTTTGAACAATTGATTTCTCAAATTGACTCATACAACAATTTGCAGTCTGATCGAATTGCTGATAAAGACGCCTTTGTTGATGCTATTCTTTTAGTTTATGGGACCACCATTGAAGGGAAATTGGAGAAAGGTCAAATGCTTGATGGTTTAGCACCTAAGGATGAGGGAACATCTGTCGAATGGCTAACCAAAACGCTTGATGAGAACGCCACTCAAACGCTAGCGGATTCTATTACTAACGATATTCATGAGATGTCAAATGTGCCTAACATGAACGACAAAGATTTCGCTGGAAATATTTCTGGTGAAGCCATGAAGTACAAACTGTTCGGCTTGCTTAACCTTATTTCTGTGAAGGAACAATCCTTGAAAGAAGGCCTAAAGCGGCGTCTTAAGCTCATGCAGAATATGTTGAAGATTAAGGAACAGGACGTTGATGTTTCTAGCGTTAAGGTACGAATCACACCGAATATCCCGGTTAACATGACGGATACGATTACCAACATTAAAAATGCTGATGGTGTTATCCCTCGGCTGGTTTCCTACAGTTGGCTGCCAGATGGTTATGATCCACAGAAACTTATCGACTTGATGAAGCAACAGAATGATGAGCAGATTGCTAACCAAAAAAAGGCTATGGGTAGTGATGAGTCTGACGGTAATGTAGATGACGACCGAAGGGGGTTCCGCGATGATTCAGGTGACAATAACCAAGAGCCCACAAGCTAATTCTGCAATTGCCCAACTGGTAGATATCAAAATTGAGGGCCACGCTTTGGAGGCGCCATATGGGCATGATATTGTGTGCGCAGCTGTCTCAGTTCTGTACGAGCAATTGAAGGCGTTTCTCCATGGGCCGGAGGTGAGCGATGATGGTAAAACTGTTAAGCTTCGTACAATAACATTTGACAGTGGTGATAAACGAATGATTCAATCCTTTGGACTTATGATTAGTCAGCTGGCCAAGCAATATCCTGACAACCTTAAGCTTAAGCTGGTGAACACTGATGGCGGACAAAGATAAACTCAACTACTGGGAGCGGCGAGCCGTCTGGCTGGAGCAACAGCAGCACGATAAAGGTGACAAGCACATTGACGCCTTGATTCAAGCCTACCTGCAAGCGCAGAAGTATTTGGTCAATGAGAGTAAACAAATTTATACGCGTTACCTCGACAAGTCGGACTTAACCGAAGCTGAGGTAGCGCGTATTTTGAATACCCAAGTGACACCGGACCAATTGGTAGTCCTTCATCAGATGATTAAATCTGTTGAGGATAAGGCTGTGAAGAAGCAATTGCAGACATACCTTGATGGTTTAGCTGTGAAACATCGTATTACGCAAGCAGAGTTGCTTAGAGCGAAGTCTTACGTGGTAGCTAAGCAATTAGCCGATGTACAGTTAAAGGAGTCAGAACCATACTATATTGACGTTATGCAGGACGCCTATAATCGTGCGACTGCCGAGTCAATCATTGGGCAAACTCAGAAGGATTTTAATGTCTATCAAGGGGATGTTGTGCCAGATATTGACCGAAAACGTGAGCAGATTCAGTTTGTCAATCCTAAGTCTGGGGATGTAATCCATAAAGTCGATGTCTCTGCTGACAAGCCGATTACTCATTTGAAAGAACTGAGTACGGATTACGTTAAACAGTCCTTGGATGAACCGTGGGAAGGATGTAACTACTCTCAGCGTATTTGGGATAATACGGATGGCTTAGCTAAGCGACTGCAAACTTTATTTGCTGCTAAGCAGATGAGTGGAATGTCCGAGCGTGATATGGCACAGGCTTTGATGAAGGAGTTCTCGGTGGGAGCTTATCAGGCTCGGAGACTAATTCGAACTGAGTCAGCTTATATAAGTAACCAAGCGCGTCTTCATGCATGGAAAGGGCATCACGTTGAGGAGTATTCGCTATTAGCGGTCTTAGACTTTCGAACATCGAATATCTGTCGTCACATGGACGGCAAGGTATTCAAGGTTAAAGATGCCAAGGTAGCCGGTAAAGAAGGCAACTACCCACCTTTCCACCCATTCTGTCGAACGATTGCTGTCGCTCATTTTACCAAGTCTAAACACGGTGGGTATCGTACCGCTCGTGATCCGATTGTTGATAAAGCTATCAAGATTCCAGCTGATGCAACTTATCGTGACTGGGAAAAGATGCTGCTGAATAAGCATGGGAAACAAGATGTTCAGCTCATGCAAAAGAAGATAGCCAATCAGTCGAGTGATATTGAACAGTATCGGCGCTATCAAAGTGTTTTAGGTAATAAAAATGTGGCTAAAACGTTCGATGATTTTCAGACAATGAAGTATACTGATGGTGGAACCTACCAGCAACTTGTTAATGATGTGCGTGAAGTGAAACTTGAGCAACAAGCGTTGGCTAATTTGCATGTCAAATCAACGGAACATCGGGTGCCATACGAGCAGGAGCCAAACTCAGTTTATGATAGATTTATTGAAGACCAATTAATATCACGACGATATTATGGCAGGACTGGGAAGGCACGTCTTGATATTGATTTTACGAATCATGGAAACAATAAGATTCACACAATTGTTCCACATGCTCATACTTGGCTAAGCACGACGACCAAGGATGGGAAGATGATACCTAGACGTGAACGCCCTGGTCGGAAACTCAGTAAGGCCGAAAGGATTGTGAATGATGACCAACAAAAACATGAAAGTTAATTCAGACCACTTGGCTTCGCTTGATGAATTATCATTTGCAATCGAAGTTGGTGAGGATATTCAGATTGTTTTGAACAACACCGAGTGGTATATCGGTTATGACCAGAATGGTAAACGAGTCATTGCGCAAAATCCTAATGGACCAGTTCATTACCTGGATGATAGTGTCGATGCTGTATTGGACTTTGTTATTAATGGCAAAAGTATTCGTGACCAATGGCGAAATATCATTGTTGTTGCACTATGAGGACTGATTAAATGCTAGGATTTCAAATTATTATGGGGTTAGTGGTGATGATTTCACTACTGGCCCTTTTTGATAAGGAATTATTGAATGACCGTCAAAAGTATCAGCAATTTGCGGCGATTTGTATTGCGGCGATTGTGAGCTGGACGGTCGTTCTTCTACTTGGTAGTTAACGATGAGGTGTTTGGAAATGAAAAGCGACGAGGATTTAATGCAATATACCGAAATGGCAATGAAAGGTTTAGCTCTCGATGATGATATGAAACAGGGGTATAAAAGCATGACTGATATTTTTCTAACATGTTACGAGGAATCAAAACTCAAGGGCCATAGTCATGCTGATTCGATTGAAATTGCTGGCGTGGTTCTGAAAACTATGCTGTTTCCAAACGTTTAGAAGGCCTGACCTGTCGGATGTCATTAAACTAGGCAAACTAAATAAGCGTGTGTGGGTCTAACTACCGCAACGTTAAGTGAAGCACTGTGCGTGGGTCAACGATGTTGATGTTCGTGGAGTGCTTTTCTTATGCGGTTTATAGACGTTCATGGGCTAGGAGGATTTAACAATGAAATTTTATTCTGATGTACTGAACTTACAACGCTTTGCTGAAGAAGGCGGTAATGATAATGGCGGTAATGCGACTGATGATAACCAAGGTGGCAATGACGGTACTGGCAGCAACGATGATGGTGCAGATACAACTATCACGTTTAAAGATCAATCAGAACTAGATAGCTGGTATGACAAGAAGTTTGCTAAGTCAGCTTCAAAGCTAAAGGAAACATGGAATCAGGAACAAACTCAAAACAAGGCCTATGAAGACATGTCTCCTGCCGAGAAGCGCAAGTTCGATGATGATAAGCGTGAAAAATCATTAGCTGACCGTGAGCAGAAGCTGGTTATTGGTGAGAATCGTGCGGGGATTTCTGAACGATTGGCTAAGGATGGCTTGCCGGTTGGTTTGGTCAAAGTATTTGAACCAGCATTATCAGATACAAAGAACTTAGACGACACCTACCAAGCTATTTCTGATGTCTATCGTGAAAGTGTTAAGTCTGGCGTCGATAAGAAGCTGGCAGATTCAGCTAACGTACCTGGTGCCGCTGGTTCTTCCGTATCAGCTTCTGCTGGTAAGACTGCTGCCGAAGAACGTAACAAGCAGAACAGCAAGCCAAGTAAGAGTATGTGGGATTAGACAAAGGAGGAATAATTAATGTATGTAGGAAAAAAAGTAACTGCCAAGGAGATTAATTTCTTGGCGAGTTCAAAATTTACGAGCTTCTCAACGATGGTCGATGATACCAATACAGCTGTTGTTACCGATGAATTGGGCCACAAGGTAATTCCAGCAGGGACTATTCTGCCAACCAATGACGCTAAGGCTAAGGGTGTCTTACTGAATGAAGCAGACGTGAACGAAGGCCCACAAATGGTAGGAATGTTGGTGGAAGGGTGGCTGTATGGTCAACGCTTGCCTGTTGCTCCGTCAGCCGCTGCTATGACAGCAATGACGGCTGTTCACTTTAAGGATGCCGACTCACTAGCAACACCTACTAGTGGCAGTACGTCATCAGCATCTTAATTTAGGAGGAATAATAGAATGCCAGAATTAAATTTACAACGGTTCGCTTCCATTAGTGAACTGTTCCCACAAAAATCTGTACTTGATTACGTTCGAGACCGTCAATATCCAGCCATGGTTGGTGACACTTTATTTACACCACGTTGGGTTCAGACTTTAAAGCTGGACCAAGTGTATGCAGGTAATCGGACACCTGTTATCGCTCACGTCAGTGCGTTTAACAGTGAAGCTGAAATTGGTAGTCGTGAGGCTTCCAAGAAAGCCCTCGAATTGGCTCTGATTAAGCGCAAGATGCAAATTGATGAAGAAGATTTATATGCACTCATGAATCCACGGGATGCCGCAGAAGCCGATTACTTGAAGAACCGCGTTTATGACGATATCGATGTTTTAACTCAAGGTGTGTTAACTCAAGTTGAAAAGATGTCAATGGACGCACTGGCAACAGGAAAAGTTACCGTGGTTGATCCAGACACTAAGCAACAGGCAACTTTTGATTACCAAGTGCCAACAGAACATCAAGCCGACTTGACCGGCAAGGGTGGCACAACTTGGGATACTGACTCTGCGGACCCAATCAAGGACATTATTGGCTGGGCCGACAAGATGGATGTTGAAGCTACCCGGGTGCTGACTTCTAAGAAAATTTACCGTCTATTAACTCAGAATGCCAATGTTTTAAAGGATGTATACGGGACTTCTACCCGCACTCTGGGACAAGCTGACTTCGACGCCTTCATGCAAGCACAGGGCTTACCAGTTATTCGGACTTACGATAACAAGTACCGTGAACAGAATGCTGATGGCACTTACACGGCACATCGTTACTTACCTGAAGATGCATTTGTCATGATGCCCGATGATAATCCTGGTGAAAAGCTGTTTGGCCCAACACCAGAAGAAATTGGATTAGCTAGTGATTCCACTGTGCAAAAGCAATCCATTGGCAATGTTTTCGTAACTATCTACAACGAAACGAAAGACCCTGTTGGTACTTGGGAAAAGGCTACTGCGGTTGCCTTACCTTCGTTCCCAGGAGCTACCGAAGTCTTCCAAGCAAAGCCAATCAAGTTAGCTTAGGAGTGATTATATGGCGGATAACACGACACCCGAAGGACTCCTTCGGCGGCTAGGTGTGACGCCTAATACGACGGAGTCTCAGCTGGTTGATGAGCTATATGATGATGCGGTGGCAAATGTTTTAGACTTTACCCATCGCGATGAATTAGTTGGTCGGATGGCCGTTTATGCTAAGCAACTGACGGTGGTTGCTTATAACCGACTGGATACTGAGGGTGAGACGGAACGTGTCGAAGGTAATATTAGTCGATACTTTGTGACTGATATCCCTGAGGAGATTCAGAAGCCCTTGCGTCGTTACCGATTAGCGACTCTAAGGGGGATGTCATGAGACTAGCGCGACGTTCCCTGAAGACGGTCTATTTAAAACGCCGTATTGAAGTTGAAGATGATGAAGCTAATGTGACCCATGATTGGGGGCCAGCCATCTCCATTCAGGTTAACGTTCAGCCAGCCGGTGGATCTGTTAATGCGGCGATTTATGGCGAAGAGCTGACGTATATGAAATCGATCATGTATCAAGGCAACGAAATTCAAGAGGGCCGTGACGAGAGCGCGGGCCTCTGTTTAAACGTGTCAGCAGATAAAGAGCCGGATTATAAAATCACCGCGATTACGACGTATTCAGACCATCTCATCATTCTCGCTAAGAAGGTGAACCATGAGTGATGTTGTGATTAAAGGGGCTGACAGCTTGATGCATAAGCTGGAAGTCATGCCGGATAAGTTACATGACGCTCTATGGGATGCCAACTTTGACATCGTTCAAATGGCAGATGAGGCAGCCGTTCGCGAGTTGCAGTCGTCCATGAAGCATAGTTCTGGCGAGCTTGCGAGTTCATTGAAATATGAAGTTATGGAGGATACCGACGGGCACGTGGTTGGTCGCTTGTGGTCTGATGATCCAGTCGCCGTCTATCGTGAATTAGGAACTGGACTAGTTGGTGAAGCATCGCCTAAGAAGCTTCCTGAGGGCGTTAATCCCGTCTACACACAGCACGCGTGGTTCATTCCGGCCGACAAAGTAGACACCGATTTGAACGCGGTTTATGGCATGCCGCTGATTATGATTGGTGGGAAGAAATTCTACCGGACAAACGGGCAACCGGCACGGCAATTCATGGGACCAGCTATCGAAAAGGCTGGTGAAGATGGTATCGATGTTCTTAAAGCACACGTTAAGAAGGGACTGAATGAGCTTGGCGATTTATAACGTCAATCGAGATGTCGCACGAATTTTGCAAGAAATCAGTGAGGTAAAGGCAGTCCATTCTGCGTATCCTGATAAAATTACGATTTTTCCGGCAGCTATTTACCAAACAAAACGGTCACCCTTCAATCGTGACGCCAATAATGTCGAAACGGATACGTCTTGGACGGTGACTATTGATGTCTTTAAGCAGCAAGGTAGTTTGACGGCAATCACAGATGAGATTACGGATAAGTTTTCGCAGATTGGGTTTGCTGGGAGTGTTCAGCAGGCTAATCAGGCTGGGTTTAATCGCTCAATCATTACGTTAACTGGTATTGTTGATAATCAATTTAAGCGTGTCTATCAGGCACGATAAGGAGGAAAAGTACATGGAAACATTAAATTTACAACGATTCGCTGACACAACAACTACTGTTGATTCAGCTCAAGGATTGGTTGCCACTGGGACCAAGTTGGAATATGCCGAACCGGGTGCAACTGATTTTAAGGCGGTTGCTGACGTTAAGACCATTCCAGCCTTAGGTGGGGCACCACAACAGGTTGATGTGACAACGCTGTCTGACACTCGTGCTAAGCAGATTGAAGGGATTGAAGCAGCGACTACCGCAGCCTTCTCTGTGCAGTACAAAGGGCCGTCTTGGAATGCAGTGCATGCCAAAGCTGGTGACCGGAAGCAATACAATTGGCGGGTCACTTATCCAGATGGAATGAGTAGCACGTTTACAGGCTCCTTCACGGTTCAATTTGGTGAAGTTGCTGTCAATGGGGCACTGACTTACACCTTAACGGTTACTATCTCTGATGGGCCAAACTGGAGCGATTCCCCAACCACTGGTGCGGCGGCGAGTAACGCCTAGTGAAGTTGCGGTGACCGGCGTAACCCTTGATCAATCTAAGATTTCAATTGAGATTGGCAAGACCGCTGCATTGGTAGCCACGGTGCTGCCAGTTGACGCGACAAATAAGTCGGTTAATTTCACGTCTAGTGACGATACGATTGCCACAGTAACTGCTGACGGGACTGTGACAGCAATTAAAGCTGGTGACGCTACAATCACAGCAACTGTTGGTGATAAAACAGCAACGGCTGATATCACAGTCACTGAAGCAGCTTAGAAGAATAGAAAATGGGTCGCCTATGAAATTCACAGTACTTAACGGGGCGGCCCTTTAATATGGAGGAATTTAATTATGGCAAAGGTAACGAGTATGGGTAAGAAGTTTCAACTGGGCAATTTGGCTTTAAATCTTAAGCTGAATGGTCGGGCAGTTTTAAATATTGAAAAGCGGTTAGGCAAGTCTGTCATGTCACTGTTTATGAATGCCGATGGCGGAATGAAGTTACCACCTTCGAATGAAATTCTGATTGTGTTGCAAGGGGCTAACCAGAACCATGGTATTACTGACAAGGATATGGTGGAAGCCTTCCAAGATTACTTGAATCAAGGCAACTCACCGATGGACCTCTTTATCGAACTGTCTTCCCTATTTGATGAATCAGGTTTTTTTGGCAGCAAGAACAAGCCGACCAAGAAGGTTACGGCGAAAGAAGTAACGTTGGACACGAAACCAGCAGAAACGGACGACGAGACGAGCCTGTAAAATCCTACGATACGGTCTCAGAAATGTTAACAGATATGTACCAACCAGCGGTACGAGCTGGAATTGGAGCTGATGAATATTGGGACTTAACTATTCGTGAGATTATCGTTCAATCGGAAGCCAACCGGCAACGGCATCTGGACGCATTAAAGGAACGGGCAGTGATGGATCATAAACTGTCTGAGCTGATTGCTTTTGCGATGAATGAACCGAACAAGATGCCAAGCGTTGAAAAGATGTATGGCTTCACTGATGAACAACAGTCAGCTGAACCACAAGAAGAATTGCCAGAGTGGAAGAAAGACCAACTGGAATTCATGAAACAGGCTGAGCGTATTCGGAATACGCGAAATGCCAAAGAAGGAGGTGAGTAATCGATGGATTTAGAAACTTTGCAGGTTATCTTCGATGTCAATACTGAGAAGATTCAGCCTAAGCTGGACGCCATGCAACGAAAGTTTTCAGGCTTCTTCAGCAAGATTAACGGTAGTTCTGAGAAAGATATGGACGTTTCAAAGGGACAAGAAAAAGTCTTAGACCAGATTCAGCAAATGAATGATCGGACTAAAGCATTCATGGACAAGTTCGACGACATTTTGAGTGGCGGTTCTAGTAAGGGTGTAAAAGCACTGTCAACGAATGTAAGCCGCATGAAGACCAGTACGATGAAGGATGTTAGTGCGATGGTCAGCGACATTAATTCTAAAATGGAATCTGCTCGTGCTGCTGAGGAACGCATGATGAACCTCAAAGGGTTACGACGTGATGCTCTCGATGTTGGTGATGGCAAGCAAGCCTCACGAATCAATGAGCAGGCGGCTAGTGCTGAAGCCCGAATGACACGCTATCAAAACCAAGCGAAAGCTCTGGCACAGGAACTCAAAGCTGAACTGGCTGGAATTCCAACTGAACTCACACGGATTGCTCATGGCATGGACGAAAATGAAGGTAAGATTGAATCTCTGCGCCGTAAGATTAAGGGATTAGAGATTGCCAAACAAGATGCTATGAAGTATGACCCTGCCAAAGGGTTTAATGCAGAACCTTCCATTGAAACAGATCAATCACGCGCCATTGGGGAACGAATTCAAAAAGAACGTTCTGCAATGCAAAAGTTGATTGATACTAGCGATGCTCTGAACAACCAATATGGTCGATTGGAAGACCGTTCTGGTGAGTTAAAACATGCAATGGGCGGCTTAGATACTGAATTGGGTGAAGGAACCAAGCGAACGCGGACACTACGAGAATCGTTCACTGAATTGAGTAGCAAACTCAGTGGCACGGCGAGTCGTATTCGTAGCATGATGAGTGCATTGGGTAGAATTACTGGTCTGTCACGTCTGTCTCGTTCCTTCCGACAATTGAATGGCGACTCCCGTAGCTTAATCACGAGATTAGGTGAGGTGGGCAGCCGCGGTTCTAGCTCAATGAATAAGTTGAGTCGTGGTTCACGGAAGGCTCAGTCTTCACTTTCTGAATTGAAGCAAGGACTACGGTCATTGCCGGCACAATTTATTGTGTGGGGAATTGGATTTGAAGCCATTCAGAAGTTTAGTCAAGGGTTGTTGAACGCGGCTAAGAGTGACCGTCAATTTAGTAATAGTTTGAATCAAGTTAAAGCTAACCTGATGACGGCCTTTTATCCGTTGTACGAAACGATTATTCCGTGGCTGGATAGCTTCATGAGTACCCTTGCTAAGGCAACTGGTTGGCTGGCTCAATTTAGTGCGGCTCTATTCGGAATGAGTAATAGTGCCGCTCGGAGTGGTGCTGCAGGCCTTTATAAGCAAACTAAAGCAATGGGTGATGCTTCGAATGCAACTAGTCAGGCAACAAAAGCTATTCAGAAGCAGAACGCAGCGATTACCGCGCACAACCGGTCGATGCAGCAAGCTGTTCAGAAGGAAAACCAAGCGATTCAGAAGCGGAATGCAGCACGACGCAAAGAAATTCAAGATCAGAATTCTCAAATTCGGTCGGCTAATGAGAAACGTAAGGCTTCTATTGAGGCCGCCAATGAGAAAATCAAAGCTTCCAATAAAGCTGTAGCCGAAGCGGTTAAGAAACAGAATGACGCTCAGAAGAAACGAATTGCTGAACTGAAGAAGAAATACCAAGATTACAAGAATTCTCTGATGGGATTCGATGAGATTAACACATTAGACCTCAGTAAAGATATTCCTGATTACACACCAAAAACTGCCAAGCAACATACTCTTAAGAAGTATACGGCTACTCCAACTAAGGATGCATCGTTTACACCAGAGGAGACTAAGACGTATACGCCAGAGGCTACCAAGAATGCGTCTGATTTAGGTTATGTTCCAGACGGAGTGGACAACGCTTTAGCTGGTCCAACACAGGCGTTTGGTGGTGCGATGGCGGCGGCTGAAAAGTTTAAAAAGGTGTTAGCAGACCTCTTTAAACCAATTAAAGAAGCCTGGTCTAGTGAAGGGAAAGGCGTTATCGATGCCTTTAAGTATGCTCTCAAAGAAGTAGAACGATTAATTGGCGATATTGGGCATTCCTTCATGACTGTCTGGGATAGCAGTATTGGTGTCCGTGCTATCAAAGATGTTCTAAAGCTTTTGCAGACAGTCTTGAAAATCATCGGTGATATTGCCAAGACGTTTGCTGAGGCTTGGGAAGATCATGGTGCTGGGACCAAGTATATTCGGTCAATCTTCAATGCATTAGATGCTGTACTCAAAGTGTTAAATGAAGTTGGTAAATCGTTCAGAAAAGCTTGGAACGATGGAACTGGCGAACGAATCGCTGCCCATTTGTTGAAGCTATTTACAGACCTAAATAAATTAATTGCTAGTTTAGCTAATTCTTTCCGTAAAGCGTGGACTGAAGGGAATACGGGAACTAAACTGTTCAGCGCTTGGTTGAATGCATTTGATAAGATTATTAAGTTTGCTGACGACATGGTGGTATCTTTCCGTAAAGCTTGGAATCAAGCTAATTTAGGCACTAAGATTTTCAATAATATTTTGAACATCTTAAAAGACGTCGGAAAGGTGATTGGCAATCTCGCGGGCGGATTAGACAAGGCATGGAAGTCTGGCAAAACGGGACAATCTATTTTCCATGTAATTCTCGGAATTATCAATGATGTGTTAGCTCATATTAAAGATATGGCTGATGCAACAGTTACTTGGTCTAAGAAGTTGGATTTTCGGCCACTGTTAAATTCCATTAAAGGATTATTCAATTCGATTCGTGGATTGAATAAGACCGTATGGGATGCACTAGATTGGGGCTATAAAAACGTTCTGTTGCCATTAGCTAATTTCACAATCACCAAAGCTTTACCAGCTTTCTTCGATTTGTTATCAGCAGCAATTAAAGTAGTTAATTCCGTCTTGAAAGCTTTGGCACCCTTAGGCAAGGCTCTCTTTGATACCTTTCTTAAGCCCATTGCTAGTTTTACGGGTGGGTCAGGGATTGGCGCCATTGAGGGCATTTCAAAAGCTTTAAACGGATTAGCCATTTGGATTAATAAGCATCAAAAAGCAGTTCAAGCATTTGCAAAAGTTTTACTTGGGCTGTTTGCGTTTAAAGTTGGAACTTCTTCTTTTGAAAAAGGAACAAGTTTGGTAGGAAAGTTAGTCGATAAAGCAACAATGCTTTCAAAGAACAAACATCTATTGAGTGAATTCTTTGGAAAGTTGACGGGTATCTCCGATCTTAAAAAAGGATTCCAATCCATTAAGAACATTGGCAAGGTCGTCAAGGTTCTAGCGGTGGATAATTGGAAAAACTTTGTAAAAGATACTCAAAAATTGGGTGCAATTACATGGTCCAAGTTAAGCACAGGAGCAGGTTATGCCAAGAAATTAGCTCTTTTAAGTTGGTCGGGAGTGAAGACCGGAGCTAAATATGCTGGGGCACTTGCAAAAATCAGCTGGTCTAAGCTTAAAGCTGGCGGTGCAGTAATTGTGGACGTGGTTAAAGGTATAAAAAACTGGTCTGTTTGGGGAAAATTAGCGGCTGGAGCACAAGCAGCATTGAATGCTGTTATGGCTGTTAACCCATATGTTTTACTTGCAGCCGCAATCGCAGCAGTTGTTGTTGTATTTGTTGAATTGTACAAGCACAACAAGAAGTTTCGTAAATTCGTCAACAACATCTATAAAGCTGTAACTAAGTGGCTTGGTGATGCACTTACTTGGATTAAAAAGAATTGGGGTAAGATTGCCTCATTCATTCTAAATCCTGTGGGTAGCATTGCTACTTGGTTCCTGAAGGATACAAAGACTGGCAAGAATATCGTTAAGTGGGGCAAAGCTCGCTTAAAAGATACTATTGACTGGGCTAAAGACATTGGTCAGGGCATTCATGACAAAGTGCAGACAGGGAAAAAGAAACTCACTAAGGCAAGCACTGATATTCATGATTGGCTGTCTGGAAAGGCCAAGAAGGCTTTCGATGCAGTAAAGTCTAAAGCAAAGACTTTAGGTGCTGACGTTCATGATAAAGTTGGTGCTGGTCAAAAGAAACTGCAAAAGGCTAGTTCCAATATTCATAGCTGGTTGTCCACTAAGGCAAAAGACGCTTTCAAGACTGTCAGTGATAAGGCTAAAGGACTTGGTAAGTCTATTGGTGACAAGGTAACCGCTGGTAAGAGCAAAATGTCTAAAGCCAGTTCCAATATTCATAGTTGGCTGTCAGGCAAAGCAAAAGATGCTTTCAAGACCGTTAGTGATAAAGCGAAAGGGATTGGCGGCTATATTCACGATAAGGTCTCTGCTGGCAAGGGTAAGATGCAAAAAGCCAGTTCTACCATTTACACAGCCGTTCATGATAAAGCTATTAAAGCATTCGGAGCTTTGGAGAAACGTGCTGGTAAGCTAACTGGAAACATTGCTAGTGGATTGCGTAAGGGAATTGATGGTATTGTCAGCGCTGGAAGAGCAATTGCTAATGCCATTGTTGGTACGATTGGAAAGGCTGTTAATGGTGTTATTGATGGTTTGAAGTGGATTCTTAGTCACGTGGGCGCTGGTACTGGGGGTCTAAGTCATTGGAATGTTCCTAGATTCGCTCAAGGTGGTTATCACCATGGCGGGTTAGCGATGGTCAACGATGAGGTAAGTGGTAACTATCGTGAAAGCTACCAGCTACCCAATGGAAAGCAAGGAATCTTCCCTGCTGTTCGTAACTTGATGGTCAACCTGCCAGCTGGAACCAAGATTAAAAGTGCTAGGGATACAGTAAGTTCAATTCCGCACTATAAATCTGGTATTGGGAAATTTAATTTTAAAATTCCTAAGCTGAATATGCCAAAATTTGATTTTGACCTTTCTGGTCTAAACAATTTTGGTTCTGGAATTTTTGATACCGTAAGTGACGTGGTTGAATCGGTTGCTGGAATTATTGGTTCAGTTTGGGATGACGTTAAGAACCCCTTGAGGGTAATTCAGACTGTAGCAAGTCGTTATATTGGCTTTGGAAATCTTACAGGAGCCGGTTTGGGAGTCGCCAAAGGTGGCGTTGACATGACCGAAAAAGGGGCTGTCGACACCATCAAAAAGGCGCTTGAAGATTTTGCTAACAAAGTGACGGCTAAGAAGAAAAAGAAAGCAGCTCCTAGTTCTAGCAGTTCTTTATTTGGCGACTTTGATTTTTCTAGCTTAAATCATCTCTTTGATGGTTTCCGCAATGGTGGCTTAGTTGATAAAGAAGGACTTTATAACTTAGCTGAAGGCGGCTCACCAGAGATTGTGTTGCCATTGGGTCAACCGCAAAGGGCAATTCAGTTAATTCAGCAGGCCATAAGTTATATGCATTTGAACCCTACAGGTAAGGTGACAATGCCAACTGCTTTATCAGCACCAAGTATGAATTTACCAGCAACTAGTGGAATGAATTCAGTACAAGGTGATGGCATCTCTGGTATGCAGCAGGCTGTTGTAAATGCAGTCATGATGGCCATGGACAATAAACCTTCTTCAATGCAGAACAAAAATGGTGAACCAATTGAAATCACTGTCAAGATTGGTGATGAGACGTTGGGTACACACGCAATTCGTGGTATCAATCAGGTCAATCAAAGAAATGGTAAGAATATGTTGAACCTCTAAGGAGTGAAAGCGGTGAGTTATTATCTGGCATTTAACGGGGCCACCATGCCCCTTCCTAAAAGCTACTCATGGACGATTAATGATATTGATGGTAAGTCGACTCGTAATGCAGCAGGAAGAATGAGTCGTGATCGAATTACATCGAAGATAAAGCTAACAATTGAATGGGGGCCTCTGTCAGATGTGGAATGCAGTAAGATTCTACAAGCGATTAAAGATCCTTTTTTCAAGGCAACATATCTTGATGCACAAGCTGGCGGTATGGTCACTAAGACCTTTTACGTAGGTGATCGAACATCACCGGCATATAGCTGGAATGATAAGTTGAAAAAGTATACGTGGTCGGGGTTAAGTTTCGACATTATTGAACAGTAGGGGGTGATATGTAGTGTTAAAGCAATCTGATGCTTTTAATCGGGCATTTGCAAGTGATGATCGTGTCCTAACAGTTAAGGCAACAGTTGGCGATAGGTCATTTACCGCGGACGACATGGTTTCTGTGGAATATAATTCTGCTGCAATGACTGGCGAACAAATGGGGATTGGGTCAACTTTTGAAAATTCTGTCAAAATTTCGTTTGCCAATCTAGTGGAAGGAATTAAAGCGCAGGATAAAGTGACGGTCTCAATTGGTATTCAGTTACCAGATAAGAGCTTTGAGTATGCGCCATTGGGTGTCTTCTATGTTGATGGTGAGATTACGATGGATCGTAATAATCAGTTGACTTCAATCACCGCTGTCGATGGTATGTGTTGGCTTGAAGGGATGTATAGTCCTAAGGTTATAGTGCCAACTACACTGTCTGCTATGGCACTGGATATTGCCAATCAAGCAGGCGTACCTATTAATCAAAGTAACTTTGCAAAGCTTCCTAACATTACTATTAAGTCCCTGCCAAATGGTAAAACTTATCGGGTAGCGTTAGGGCTATTAGCAATGTTAATTCCAGGTTTTTCCTCTTTTGACCGCAATGGTCAGCTTTGCTTAAGAGATATTAATCAGAATAATTACCAAGTGGAACCGAGCAACTATGAATTCCAGGGACTCACTAAAAATGAAAATGCCTATACAATTTCAGGAATTACAGTCAATCCGCTAACCGAGACGACAGATTATTCCGCCACAAATACGGAGGTGACAGGGAGTGATACAGCAACATCCAATACGACTTTGCATGTTGGAAAAACTTCTGGTTCTCAGTTGGTCTTACAGAGTGATTTTATTGATGATCGTATCTTGAATAATATTTGGGGTGCTTTACAGGAGATTCAGTACTTTCCCTATACGTTGAATTGGTTTGGAAATCCTGCGGTAGAAGCAGGTGACTGGTTAACTGTATTTGACACCAAGGGTAACCAATTTATTATTCCTAATAATAGCTATACGCTGACTTTTTCGGGCGGATTAAGCGCCGTATCGAGTACAGGAGAAACGGTTACCTCACCGACTAATTGGGATTATCACGGTTCCTTAACGCAAACGATTAAGGATATTACTGAACGTCTGAACTCGACAGGAACTTATACCTACTACACGCCGACAACGCCAGCAACTGCGCATGAAGGTGATCTGTGGTATAAGACAGGGAGTACCAGCACGTCACTTTATATTTACAGTAATGGGCAATGGATGTTAGTAGTTTCCGATTTGACTGGTGCTCAAATAGAACAAAAAATTAATGCAGCACAAAATGACATCATTTCTGCTCGAAAGATTGCTGATGAAGCCAATGAATTGGCAAGTACGAATGCAAATGCGCTTCAAAGTAAAATTGGGACTGACGAATACAATAGTAAGATCTCACAGCTGACGAATGATATTAACTTGCGTGTTACAAAAGGGAACGTTATTTCTCAGTTGAATGTTGAGGCAGGGCAAACGTTAATCCAGTCTGGAAAGATTCTATTGGACGCACCAAGTGTCATTTTCTCTGGGAGTGCCTTTATTCCAGACGCAGCAATTAAAAATTTGTCGGCAAGTAAGCTATCGGCCGGTATATTGGATGCCAATGTAGTTAATGTAATTAACATGAACGCAAATAACATTACTGCTGGAATATTGTCAGGTAAAAATTTGAGTCTCAATCTTGAAACTGGAGAAGTAGAATTTCAAAGTGGAAATATTAAGAATGCTTCCAATAAGTTTAATATTGATATTGATAAAGGTACAGTTACGTCTGTAGGTGAGTCCGGAAGTGTTGTAACTCTTACGAATGGTGGGCTGAATTACTTTAAAAATTCCACAGATACAGAAATGGCAGGACAAGTTGGGTTGGGTTGGCATACTTTGAATACAGATATACCTAATTTAGTTTTCCAATCCGTGGGTAAAATTGTTTTAGCCGTTGAAAATCCAATTGTGACAAGCGGAACGCTGAATATTGACGAAGTATCAAGCCTTTCGATTAGTAAGGATACATTTGAAAGTAATTTAGAATATGGTTTTACTACCAGTAAAGCAAGTGTGTTCCATCCCAATATTCACTTCGAAAAATCCGGGTTCTCGGTTGCGACATATCCGTATTATTCATCAGTTATTGATTCTGAAGGTAATGCTCCTATTTCCCTTACTGTTTATAAAGGAGATGGTATTACTGATTTTGCGGGAATAACGATTAGCAATGGGACTCAAGCGGGGCCAATTGTTGATATAGTTGGAAAGGCTTCTATAACTGGTGCAACAAAAGTATATGGAGATACTCTTCTTATGGGCAAGCTTGGTACTCTGGGAGCTAAAAACGCCATTCATGTTACTCGCGATGGTGTACGTGCCACTCCAGCGTATGAAACTGCAGAAAGCTATCTAGGTGACATCGGAGAAGCTGCTACTGACGACACCGGTAAAGCTATTGTGCCAATCGAAGCTTTGTTTGGGGATACGGTAAATACAGCTATTGCGTATCAAGTATTTCTTCAGTCGTATAGTATCAATCATGTTTGGGTGTCATCACGTGATGAGACCTTTTTTACTGTTCAAAGTGATCAACCAAATGCACCATTTGTTTGGGAAATAAAAGCTAAGCGTCGCGGATATGAAAAGGATCGGCTGGTTAAATCGGCTGTTGATGTCAAAGAAATTGCAAAAGCGGAGGGTTATAAGGATGAATGAACAACAGAACCAAAAAGTAGACCAGAAAGATTTAATTATGAATCAAATTAGTATTAATGCAGGGAATGAGGTAGCTTCTCTGCTGAAACAAAATGCGCAACTAACTGTTCTTGCCGCTCAATTACAACAGGAAAATAAGAACTTGAAGGACGAAAATTCTACGTTAAAGTCAAAACCGGCAGATAAGGTTGTCTCTCCAGATGAAGAGAAGGAGGCTTAGCCATGGCACTGTCAATTACACAAGCTCTTACCATTTCTGCGACGACTAAGAATGAAGATGGCAAGGTGATTGCCAACTTTTATGCCAATGTCAGCCCTCAAGGCGCTAATAATAGTTTACAAATGACGGTAGTTGACCGAGATCTGTTTACGCAGAATATGGATACCGTTAAAGCTGACTTAAATACATTCATTGATGACTTCACTTCAAAATATACGACAGCTTAGGAGGTGACCGTATTGGCAATTGATTCTTCTTCTGGAATGGCCTCTGCTGGAACCAAATTGTTTTATTCTAAAACTGATGATGTTGCCCCAACTGAGGTCGCTGACGTCAAAACAACGCCAGAGGTTGGTGTACAGCCGCAACAGTTGGAAGTTACAAACCTTGGTGACGAAACGCAACAGTATGACTTAGGGATGAACAATTCCACTGCATTAGCATTCTCTGTCGTTTATAAGGGCCCAACATGGAATAAGATTTATGCTAATAGCGGGAATCGTGTCATTTATAATTGGAAATTAGTTTACCCTGATGGTATGTATATTACCTTCTCTGGTCCATTTCAGGTTACTGTTCAAGGATTGGATATTAATACACCACTTGCTTATACCATCAGCATTTCGCCGACCGTGGTTCCTAAATTCCATAAGTCAGCTAGTGACGAATCGAGTGGTGGCGAAGAGATAGGAGGTGATTCAATGGGATATCGGCCGATGTTCGTTAAGACGTTCAGCAGCGTTGCGGCTATGAACAGCTATGATGATTCAGATGATAGTTTAATTCAAGGAGACTTTGTTTTGGTCAATGGCACTGACGCCGACCGAGGCAAGGTCTACTTTTATAATGGTAGTAATTTTACGTTCTTTGCCAATATTATTGGTCCGCAGGGTGTTCAAGGCGTTAAGGGTGACCCGGGATTAAGCGTTCGAATGAAAGGTAAAGTTTCGTCATTGCCTGCGTTGGCAAACGAAGGCGAGTTATATTTCGTTGGGACGACGCTCTATTCCTATACAAATGGTCAATGGATTAACCTTGGGGACTTCAAGGGTGATAAAGGCGATAAAGGTGATATTGGTCCGACTGGTAAAGTAGGCCCGATGCCGGATATGACCGAGTATGCAACTGAAAGTGATGTTACTAAAGCAGTTAGTACCGCTACTTCTGATAGTGTTAAATGGGGTGACCAAGTGGGAGGACGGAACCTCCTACTTGGCACCGAAACATCGTATGTAGGTTCCTTTGCAGGTAGCGGCGATTCGTTCCCTGATTTGTACAAGTACAGCTTTGTTTCTGAAACAAATTCGGGGTTAACCACCGGTGACGTTGTAACTTGGCATTTCGACTGGTCAACGAATGCTACAGCCTATGGCGATTTTGGCCCTTATATCGTCGGTCAAAGCTATGACGTGATTAAATCGACAGGAATGAGCCATACAGAGGCTGTAACACCTAATTCTAGTATGAAAAGTGGGCATGCCTCAATTACTGTTAAATTGAAAGCACCAATTAATAGTAGCAGTTACCAGTTTATGCGGATGTATGTACGGAGCGGCTTTATTGGCACACTAACCATTTCTAATATGATGTTGGAGAAAGGCAATGTAGAGCATGACTATGTGCCAGCACTTGAAAACTTAATTGCCAGCTCGCAGACTATACCGCTTCCCAGTGGCACAGATTTGTACACATTGCTGGAAGGAGATAGAAGCTACTATGTTAACCAGAAGACTTTAGCTGCTACTATGATCAACTGTCCGACAGCATCAGCTTTTGTCTTAACGATACGAACGATTAGTCCAGGCAACTCTATTGGTGCGTGGAAGATTTTTTCACTGAGCCTTAAAGTATTAAATGGAGAAGAATGGCACGCAATTATTTCTACTGATGGTTCAGCTAAGCAGACAATTAGTATGCCATGGACACTAGAACCTAATGATGATAGTAAAGTCGTACATGTTACAGATACTTCTAATTGGCAAAAGGGTGGAAAGGCAACTGCTGATGATGGTAATCCGTACTTTGCGGTAAACGCTGGTGAAGACCTTTTTACGAAGTTATCGTCTGCTGGTAATGGATTTAGGACAGTCTATGTTAATGCTAGTGCAGTCAACAATCCTTCTGGTACCTCAATGCGTGGCACAACGTTGGCTGATAATAATGGAAATATTTGGATTGCAGATTTTACTACTTGGAGTGGCTACACATATCACATGGTGAAATGGGGAGCAACCAGCACTCCAATTGTCACTACGGTTGATTCCAGTAGCTATCAAGGAAAGATTTTAACCGCAACTGATGACATTTATAATCTTTCACCGGGAACATATTCAATCAACGGTTCGGCACCATTACATGCTCCAGCATTAATTGATAGTTCTGGAAAAATGTATGCGACGATTACAGTTAAGTTCACGGCAGGATATAAACAAGTTGAATATTGGGATGATTATGCAAATCATCGAATCATGATTAATTCTGGAAATTGGAACCCTTGGTTTGTTCCAAATACTTTCGGAAAGGATGTCATGATTGATCCGCACAACGGCACAATTCCAGTGAATGGAAAATATATCACGCCAGTATCATCCAATGATTTAACAAGTGCGATTGCGACAATGAAGGCATATGTAGATAGAAAAATTAAGAGTTAGGAGGGACTAGATGTTTATTTATATCACATATGATGCTGACGGCTATGTAACGGACTATAAATTAAAAGAGACAGACGGTTATACGCAAGTATTCATTCTGGATAGTTGGGTAAAGGATTTTGCAAGGTTTGCGACTAAGTATCGGTATGATTCTCAGAGTAAAGAATTGCTGGACCCAAAGAATCGACCAGAATCGAATACTATTGATATGCAAAAGGATATTACATCTTTGCAGACCACTAGCAAGCAAATGACGGCGTCGGCAACCACACTAGCTGTGGGACAGACAGATTTGAAAACAGGATTAGCTCAAGTACAGCAAGCGGTGACTGATTTAGCTATTCAGCAAGCTACTAACGCAACTGAAAAGCAAGTTTAGGAGGAGATGAAATTATGGTTCAACTTTATACATGGGCGTATAACGATTGGAAAACAATCGATAAGGACGGTCTAAAGAAGTTAGTTGGCATGATTGGTGGCATTACGGCTGCTGACTATAAAACGATTACGAATGAAGATTATGTGGCAGATACGGCGCCAACCGAAGCTACGACTGACACGAAGCGTGATACGTCGACAGCTGAAGCTTAGGTGCTTTCAATTTACAGTAAAAGGGGATGATAGCAATGCCGCCAGTACCTTTTGGGTGGGGACTTGTCTTACAATCATCAGCAAAAATGGTCAATAATCCGGTAGTTGAAGTATTTTTATGGGCTGTGATGGCCGACTTGCTGACAGGAATCGTAAAATCATTTTCACATCGATCTAAGGTTAAGGCCGATAGTTCGGTGGGGCTATATGGCATAGCCAAACATCTACTGATTATGCTGCTAGTTTTAACGATATATCCAATTTTGGACGTTCTGCAATTTGATTCTATTTCAAATGCGGTCGTCCTTTTCTATATCGCCGAATATGCAATCAGCATTATTGAAAACCTTGAAGTCATGGGATTTCCAATTCCAGAATTTCTTAAGACTCGGTTTGAAAAGATGGCAGAAAATGCAGGAAAGGAACGCGATGATAAATGA